TGATCCGGATGCCTCATTGTGGCTAAATGAGGTGATGAGGCTTTTCTTTGAGTCTGACCCACGCGTCCGTGTATTCGACAATTTATCTAAGTTTGTATGGTTCCAGTGGGGAAAGAATTTAGTTGTCACGCATCATGGCGATAAGATCAAGATGGCTAATCTTTATGGTTCGATTACCAGGAATCTTAGAAAGGAGTGGGGCGACAGTCAGCACACCTTTGTATGGACCGGCCATGTGCATCATAAGAACCAGGAGGAGTACGGAGGGGCCATCTTTGAATCATTTAATATCTTGGCACCACCCGACGCCTGGCATGCCGGTAGCGGATACAGCAGCTCTCGCAGCATGAGTTGCATTGTGCTACACAAAGATTACGGTGAAGAGGGAAGGCTAAAAGTAAACATTGAGAGGATCCAAGATGACAGCGTTTGATGACCAAATCGGAGGTACGCATTACAAGCACATGATGATACAGCCAACGGAGTACATCATGGCCAACGATCTCGGCTGGTGCGAAGGCAACGTAGTAAAATATATTTCTCGATGGAGGAGTAAGGGCGGAATTGATGACTTGCGGAAAGTTATCCATTACACTCAGATTCTGATTGAGGCAGAAATAAGGGAAAAGTAATGGCGGCAGCTGGGAGGCCAGGGAGGCCACGAACGGCGGGACCGTTCAACACCAGGGAAGAGCTCGAGCAAAAAGTTGCTACCATGCGTCTGCATGGGATGCCAATGATTCACATTGCGAAAGAGCTCAAACTAAATAGGCGTACTATCAAACAGATCGTTTGTGATCTGTCTTTAGGTGCCGGCTGGGCTAAGGGAGGCCCATTTAATCGCTAAGGGAGGAGGCTCACGAACCGGCCCCCTAATTCTCTTATAACTCGATTGAATAAACAACCTAAGTTTTAGATAGAGGGGCTCGCTTGTGCCTCCATTCGATATAGCAAGCCGTCGTCATCTTGACGTTAAAAGTGATTAGCAGCCACGACCTTTAAGAGGCGGGAATAAACAGCGGAAGGGTCCCAGTTAAAAGGGGCGCAGAATGGCACTGCGTTAACAAATGTTTGCTGATGACCGTGGCGGCTATGGGCAGAATATAAATCAGTGTAAGGGGACCAACAGCCTCTAAATGACCACTATTGCCAAAAAAAACTGGGAGCTTAAATGAACGATTTGGTGTTCACGCCGGTAGAGCTAGAAGAGTGGCCTGAACCGCTGTCTGACGACATGCAGAAGCGAATACAGCACGGGATAGAAAAAGGGCTAGACGATCTTTTGGAGAGCGAGTGGTTTGTAAATTTGGTAGATCAGCGAGTTCGCATGGTAATCGAGATAATGAACGAAGAGTCAGAGGCGGCAGGGCTGTCTGGTTCGATTATTAAAGATGTTCTATTAGGTTCATGATAATTCGCTAAAACGTGAAAAACATTCAACCACAAGCCCGGGATACTCGGTTAGGATCAGAGGTTCGATCTAACAGGGAGGAAAGGCAAAATGGAGTTGAGACCACATCAGGTCCTGGCATACGACATGGTAAGAGCGTCGATAAGGGCGGGTTATCGATGTCCGATAATCGCAGCGCCATGCGGGTTTGGTAAAACCTTTACAGCGGTAGACATACTTACAAAGGCGGCGAAGAAAGGGAATCGCGGCATATTCATTTGTGATCGGATCAAGCTAGTAGACCAGGCGATAGACGCGTTTCACGCAGCCGGTGTTGACGTAGGCGTTATCCAGGGCGAGCACAGACTTGCTAATTCAAATGCACAGATACAAATAGCCAGCATTCAGACGCTGATACGAAGAAAGCGTAAGCCTATCTTTAACGTCGCAATCGTAGACGAGTGTCACATCCACTATAAGGGCTTGACTCAGATCATGAGCGATTACGGCGCAGTGCCCTTCATAGGGCTTTCTGCTACGCCATACAGCAAGGGCCTTGGTAAACATTACGACGATCTGATTGTTCCGATAACCAGTGAGGAATTGATACGCCAGGAATACCTGGTGCCTGCTAGATACTTTGCCGGTCATACACCCGACCTAAAAGGTGTTGGCAGGAAGTACACGCTCACAGGAGCCCGGGACTGGGACCCTAAACAGCTTTCCACAGCGGTGGAGAAGGATCAGAAGCTGGTTGGAGACATTATCAAGAACTGGCAGAAGCACGGCCAGGGCCGGCAGACAATTGCCTTTAGTCCGTCCATCAAGCATTCACAGACAATGGTAGAGATGTTCAGGGCTGCTGGTATAAGTGCCGAGCACATCGATGGCTACATGGACGTAGAAGAGCGGCAGTGGATTTATGACGCGCATGACAAGGGTGAGTTTAAGATACTGAGCTGCTCAAGGTTGTTGAACACTGGTTACGACGCCCCACAGGTGAGTTGCATGATTGATGCATTTCCTACAGCAAGCCTGGTCACCTGGGTGCAGCGATGCGGCCGAGTGTTAAGGACGTGCGAGGGGAAGGTTGATGCAATTATTCTAGACCACGCGGGTAACACCAGAAAACATGGGTTTGCCGAGTCTGCAGTGCCTTACAAGCTTGACAACGGAGACAGTAAGTACTCTGAGCGGGGCACAACCAAGGAGAAGAAAGAGCCCGTAGTCAAAAAATGCCCGGAGTGCTGGCAAGAGTTTATGCCTCCCAGGTGTCAGTGCGGGTATGTCATGAAGTCGTTTGCAAAGCTTCAGTCTGACCAGCAGATGCTAGAAGAGCTCAGTAGGGCAAACAGGAAGACTGACATGCAGCGCAAGCAAGAGATACTCGGTCAATTCCATCTGCATGCCAAGATGAGAGGGTTTAAGCCTGGTTGGGCTTCTCATGCTTACAAGCAGAAATTCGGAGTGTGGCCAAATAAGATCAATCCGTCTCCAGCGGATTATATCGATGAAGATGTCATGAACTACATTAAGTATTTAAGGATAAAAGGAGTGAGGGGTGTTAGATCAAATCTTAGACAGGCTGGTTAATGTTAAGAAAAGCGGTACAAACAAATGGATCTCTTGCTGTCCTGTCCATGATGACAAAACTCCGTCTATGGGGGTTTGGGATGAGGGCGAGCGAATCATCATGCATTGCTTGGGGTGTGGGGCAAAGGGTCCTGAGATCATGGGAGCACTAGGTCTACCGATAGGTATGTTGTTTAAGGACGACAACGGGCTCCCATCAGGTCATGTGCCTAAAGCGGTAATTGAGAAGGCGCAAGAGGCAGCATATTTTGTTGAGATATTTGAGAGTGAGATAAGGAAGGGTCACGTCGCCACACTGGCGGAGAAGAGGCAAAATCGTAAATCAATGCAACTAAGGAGGCTTTTAGATGAAGCAAATAACGAAGTACGAAGTGCTAGAACTGGGTTGGCTTTTGGTAAAGCTAGAGCGATACCAGAGACATTTAGATGAGAGTGACAAGCAAACAATAGTCAGCATGATGACGGTTATTGACGAGCTAAAAGACAAGATGGGAGGTAAGGCGTGAAGGTTGTTTATTGGAAGCTTCAAAAAGAAGGGTTTGTAGTTACTGGATATGCTGGATCTTTAGATGAAGCGGAAGAGGCCGCAAAAATTAAGATTGGTCGCTTGAATGCCGATTGGAGAGAGGACTACAATTACACGACTCAGTTGCAGAAGTTTGACTGCAACATAAAAAGTTTGGTACAAATACTAGAAATTGCTCACTCCGCCGGCAGAATGGCAGAGAGACAGTCTCACACAGCGAATTACGCAATCAAAATCCGCAGAGAGCCGTTTAACTTTTAAAAATAGTCCGAACTTTCCAGTGTGTTAAAGCAGACTTAAAATGCGATTATAACTGACACCGAAGGGGTGCGAGGCCCCTGACTATCATAAGGGGGGAGCATGGAAGACAGGTATGAGGAGATGCGGCAACAAGTTATAGAATTCACAGAGGCCAATCCAGACGTATGGCGGTTGTTTTGTGGGTTCACCTTTGATTTGATTAACCGCGGGTTTAGCAACTATTCAGCGAATGCTATATTTGAACGGATACGCTGGGAAAAGGACGTAGGTGGTAACGGCGTCATTGAGTTTAAACTTAACAATAACTATCGGGCATTTTACGCCAGAGCGTTTATGCGGAAATATCCAGAACATGAGGGGTTTTTTAGGACCCGGGATCAGGTAAGCAAAGAAAAGCCTGCCACTTACTTGCCTGAGTTAACGCCGGCCGATTACGAGACTATGTCCAATGCAGCAATTTAAGCTATCCCTTGCGTCTACAATCGGGTTCATTTCTCTGATTATGGCGCTGCCCTGGTTAATGCTAATATGGGGGTGTTGGTCGTACATAAGAGAGCAGGAAGATGGCGGATGTCGTACAGTTTCTGAACAATGATCTAGAGCTACAGCTTAGAGAGATTGCCATAGAGGCCAGAAATGACCGGATCGACTATTGCCTGGTGATAAGCCAAAAAGAGGTCGATGGATACCTGGAGTGGTGCATTGATGAAATGGGCGAAAAGAGCACTGACCAGGATCACATCAGAAATTTACTAGGTCATCTGTTCTCGTATTCCCAACAGGTGTTCGTAGAAATGATCGCCAACGGTGACCAGGAAGAAGAAGATGCTTGAGGTAAAGATCAACATAGACGCTATCAGGTACGGCATGTTCCATCCCGATTACCAGCGGCACACAAACTTCGTTGTCAGTAAGGCGATCAATAAGACGCTATACGACATCAGAGAGAAGCAAGTCTCTAAGCGCCCATTTGGCGGGATCAAGCACTACACTAAGAAGACCGACGACGGATCGGTAACCGAAGCTCGCAGGACCATGAACTACAAGCCTGGGTCTGGTGAGATCGACAAGTACATTAAGGGCAATGCCACTGCATGGAGCAAGAGAGGGTTCCTGGTCGCTGGTAGTAACAAAAGCAACCTGACTGGTCATTTGTATTTTGACGGACCCAGAAACTACATGAAGTGGATGGTCTTTGGCGGGACTGCGTTACCTAACAGAACGGTGATACCCCAACCCGCTAAAGATAAGTCTGGCAAATCTAAGATCAAGC